TACATCAAATTAAAAAATGATATGAAAATATTAACTTATAATTTTTTATATTAAATATTTATTTTATATTTGCAATAAATTAATAACTATGAAAACACAAGAACAAGCAATCCTCGATGCTCTATTAGCAGGGCAAGTGATAACAGGCTCAAATGCCTATGCTATCACAAAAAAAGAATGTAACTGCGGTACATTAAACCTGCACAAAGTATTGGCTAAGATTAGAGAAAAAGGTTATACCATTAATGAGCAATGGTGCATCAACTCTAAAAGCAATACACGATTCAAAGAATTTACAATTACCAATAAAAAACAGAAACATGGAAAGTAAAAACAAAAACAACAGCGGTGCAATCTTCAAGAATGCAAAGAAAACAAATGAGAAACAACCTGACTACAAAGGAACAGTAAACGTAAATGGTAAGGATATGGAAATATCTTTATGGTTAAAAGAATCGCAAAAAGGAACTAAGTATTTTAGTGCATCATTCCAGGAGCCATTTAAAAAAACTAATCAGACAGCAACTTATGATAATAAGTTTAGAATAGATAGTAAAGATGATATGCCATTTTAATAACCAATAAAAACAAAGAACAATGAAAGCAAAAGAACAAACAACAGAAACAAAATCACTATTTAAAAGTTTAGCATCATTCCAACAAGAAGTGCCAGTGATTCACAAAGGAACAACAGGTTACGGATATTCATACGCAGACCTTCCAACTATCTTTAATGTTATCAATCCATTATTAGCAAAACATCAATTAGGCTTTACTCAGCCAATTATGGAAGATTGTGTTAAAACAATTGTATTCCATGTTGAAACTGGAGAAACATTAGAATCATTGATCAATATTCCCAAAGAAGTTACATTAAAAGGAATGAATGACTATCAAGTTTTAGGTAGTGCAATTACTTATATCCGTAGATATGCTTTAAGTTCAATTTTAGGCCTTGTAACTGATAAAGATACAGATGCCGCAAAACCTGAATTAACTATTGAACATGAAAACTTTTTAAAAGTAGTTGAGTACATTCGTAATGGTGGCACAATGGACGAAGTACGAAAAAAATATAGAGTAAGTAATGAAATAGAAAATCATATTAAAAAATTACTATAACAAATGGGGACAATTTGTCCCCTACCTTTAATTATGGAATCAACAATAGAAATATACTCACCTACGTGGTGGGAAAACAGATTAGGTAATTTCACCGGAAGTGAGATTCATCGCCTTATGACTGAGCCACGCTCTAAAAAAGACTTATTAAGCAAAGGTGCAGAAACTTACATTCGTGAGAAAGTTTACGAAAGGTTAAGCGGTCAGCCTAAACAAAGCATTGATAACTATGCAACAGCTTGGGGACACGAAAATGAGCCAATAGCGAAACGATATTACACTGCAAGGACTGGTAATGAGGTTATCGAATCTAAATTGCTTATAAGTGAAAATATAGAGGGATTAACAGGCAGTCCTGATGGCTTAGTAGGTGAGGAAGGTATGATTGAAATAAAATGCCCATTTGTAGGAAGTAATCACTTGAATTTCTTTTTTAATGAAGATACTTTTGAAAGTGAAAACAATGATTATTATTACCAAATGCAATGTTATCTTTTATTATCAGGTAGAAAGTGGTGTGACTTTATTTCTTTTGACCCTCGTTTAATTCTTAACTCCGATGCAGGTTTATACATTCGAAGATGGGAAGCTAACGAAGAGGTGCAGGAACGAATGATAGAGAAAGTAACTATTGCAAGAAACTTATTTAACGATTATCTAAATGCGTTTAATAAAAAATAAAAAATGTAAGGAGTGCGGTGCAGACTTCACTCCTTATAAATCAACTCAAAGAGTGTGCAGTCCTAAATGTGCTTTAATAGGTGCTGAAAAGAAAACATGGATTGAGAAAAAAAAGATACTTGTTGAGAACCTAAGAACACGAACTGAATGGCTTTGTATTCTTCAAGTAGTGTTTAATAAGTATATCAGAACAAGGGATTCAAAACAACCATGTATATCATGCGATAGACCATTAGGTGCTAAATTCGATGCTGGTCATTATTTTTCAGTTGGCAGTTATCCAAACTTGCGATTTGATGAAAGTAATGTACATGGGCAATGTGTTTACTGCAACCAACATCAACATGGTAACCATATTGAATACGGAGTTAGGCTACCTTTAAGAATAGGAGAATACCATTACACAAGACTAATGAATAAAAGAGGGGATGCTTTAAAACTTACACTCGATGAAATAAAAGGATTAATTAAATATTATAAACTAAAAACAAAAGAACATGGAAAAACAACTAACACCTGAACAGGCAAAACTTGAATTTGAAAGCCATTTATTAATTGGTTTATTCAAGGCAACAATTGAGCAAAGCACTCACTTAACAGGAAAGTACAAACAAAAGATGCTGGCTGACTTTAATCTATGGCAAAGAATCGGTTTTAAACTCTTAGAACAACTTGAAACAAGAAATGTAACTCAAGGTGAATATTTAGATAAAATCGGAGACATTTACCATACTATTAATTCAAATATGAGAGATGAATTTTACAAAGGAATAGAATAATTAAAAAACACAAATAACATGAAAAACACAATAGAAAAACAATATGAGCCAAAATTATTTAATGACCATTTTCAAAATTATAAACCTTATAATATTCCAAAAGCTCAATTAATTATTGCAGATATTCCTTATAATTTAGGTAATAATGCCTATGCTTCAAATCCTTCATGGTATGTTGATGGCGATAATTTAAATGGTGAAAGTCATTTAGCAGGTAAGGAATTTTTTGATACTGATAAAGATTTTAGAGTTTCTGAATTTTTACATTTTTGCTCAACTATGTTAATTAAAGAACCAAAAGAAACAGGTAAAAGTCCATGTATGATTGTATTTTGTGAATTTGAACAACAATTTGAATTAATTACAAAAGCTAAAAAATATGGTTTAAACAGATATATAAATTTAGTATTTAGAAAAAATTTTTCAGCTCAAGTTTTAAAAGCAAATATGAGAGTAGTAGGTAATTGCGAATATGCTGTATTATTATATAGAGAAAAGCTACCTAAATTTAATAATCATGGAAAAATGATATTTAATTGTTTTGATTGGGTAAGAGATACAAAAACACAAAAAATTCACCCAACACAAAAGCCAGTTCAATTATTAGAGCAATTAATAAGAATTTTTACAGATGAAGGAGATGTAGTAATTGATCCAGTTGCAGGTTCAGGAAGTACTTTATTAGCAGCAACACAATGCAATAGACGAGCTTTTGGATTTGAAATTAAAAAGAATTTTTATAAAGATGCAAAAGAAAAAACATTAAATAATATTCAAAAAAAATTATTATAATTAAAAAACTTTTTGTATATTTGCACTATCGGATTAACGAACCGATTTCACATAACATCTACATTAAAAACATTTAGCCTCTAAATGTTCGATGTACAGAGTAGATGCTGTACTGACCTCGTAAGTCAATCGAACATTTAGGGGTTTTTTAATTTAAATAAATGAGGAAAGCAATTAAATTTTATATAAGTTATTTTGAGGTTGCAACTGAATTAAATGATAAAGATAGATTAGCTTTTTATGATGCTTTATTTAATAAGCAATTTAAAAACATAGAACCTAATTTAAAAGGAATGGCAAAATTTGCCTATATATCACAAAAACATTCAATTGATGCTCAGATAAAAGGTTATTATGATATAACTAAAGATGAACAATTTAACCCTAACCAACCCCCTATTGTAGGGGGTACACAACCCCCTTACCTACAAGATAAAGAACAAGAGAAAGAGAAAGAACAAGAGAAAGTAAAAGTACAAGTCGTAAGTAAAAAAATTCAACTTCGTGAATATGTATTTATTTCTCAATCTGAATTAGATAAATTAAATTCTGAATTTTCAGAGCATGAAGTTAATTGGATGCTGGATAAACTAAATGACTACAAAGCAAGTAAAGGTGTTCAGTACAAGTCAGATTACCATGCAATCAATATGTGGGTTAAAGATGCTTTCAGAAAGGCAAAGGTTGATTTTATAAAAGATAATAATACTTCGGAGGTAAGAATAGCAACAGCAATGAAATCAATAGAAAATATTAACTGGGATGATTATAAATTATTATGAGTAACATAACGACAACAAATGGATTTTCACCTTTAGAAGTTGAAGCCATGCAGAAACTACCTGAATATCAAAGGCTGTATATTCAAGTTAAAAATGAACAGAAGATTATCCACATGGATAAACAGGATGCCTTAACTAAGTTATTTGCCTTAATAATTAATACAATTGAATTATCAGGTGAAAACAAAAAATACAACTTAGATAATGAGCAAACTAAAAAAGTGGCTAATTTTATTTATGAAACAGTTTTAGAGCAGTATAAAGGTGCAACTATGTCTGAACTGCAAAGTGCTTTTAAAATGGGTTTATTTGGTAATTTTGGGGACTTTGTAGGCTATGGAGTAATTACCTTTGGTAAATTCATAAAAGGTTACTTTAATTCACCACAGCGTGATGCATCAATAAAAGCTTGGTTAAAATTTCAAAATGTACCTCAAACAACTAATAAGCCAGTGTATAAATTCTTTGAGAAAAACATGGAAATAGCAAACTACTTTTTTAATATTTGTACTGAAAAATTAAGTGAGCGATTTGATACAGTAGTTAATCACGATGACAATGTAATGCATCTACCAAGTATTTATATGTTTCTATACGATAACTTTCAAATATCATTCTCAGATGAAAGCAAAGCAATAATAAAACAAAAGGCAAAGGAAAGGTATCATAAATTTATAGTTAAGTCTAAAATAAAAGAATCAGACCCGAAAGGGTTTGAAACAATAGTTCAATCAGTAATTCAAAGCAATAATTTAACTTTTGAGTGGTATCTGAAAACACAAGCTTTAATTTATTTGACTTTAAGATTAAAGGAACGAGGGCAAACATTTGCTGATTTAAAACCAATAAAATGATTTTATGAATAATCCACATTTTTATTTAGGAACAAGAAAAAAAGCAAATAGACTTTATTTAATTTATAATATAACTTTAAATGCTTATAAATTTGGTATTACTTCAAAATCTATTGAAGAAAGAATTGATAATTATTGTAATGATAAAATTAAATTTTGTTTTATAAACATAATTAATGAAAACGTAATAACTTATCAATATGAATTTACTAAGTCAAATATTAAAGTATTATTTTTTAAAGAATTTGCAAATGCTGAAAAAATAGAAAAACAATTATCTTTAAAAATTAATGGGTGCAGATTAAAGTTAAAAGGTCAGCAATATCCATTCAGAGAGCATTTTACTGGAGAAGATAAAGCAAAAGAAATTTTAGATTTTTTACATACGATAACTTAAAACCAATAAAATAAAATAAATATGAAAAACAAAAAAACAAAATTAGAAACATTAATATTATTTGTAGAAGGATGGGCAAATGAAAATTATGGAGGTCATTACACTATTTTTTCTTTTACGAGTTGTTATAAGTTCAGCTTTGGAACTATAAATGAAAGAGAAGATATTGAAAAATTATTACCTTATGATAGTTTAGAAGATGCAATAACAAACGCAATACAAAGTGAGTTTAGCAAATTAAATAGTAAATGATGTTATGAATATAACTTACATCTTAGCGAATATTTATAGCGACTTATTTAACATCAAAACAATTAGAATATCAAATTATTAAAATTATTAATGACAAATATGAAAATACTTAATTTATACGCTTGTTTAGGTGGTAATAGATATAAATGGAATGAAGTTAAAAATGATATTGAAGTTACTGCAGTTGAGTTAGATCCTGAAGCAGCACGGTTATATCAAGAGCGATTTCCAAATGATAAAGTAATTGTAACCGATGCACATCAATATTTACTTGACCACTATAAAGAGTTTGATTTTATTTGGAGTTCACCTCCTTGTCCTAGCCATAGTAGATTTCAAACATCCATGAAAACTATTAGAAAAATGGAATACCCTGACATGAAACTATACCAAGAAATAATTTTTTTAGATAATTTTTTTGAAGGTAAATATTGTATTGAAAATGTAATACCTTATTATGAGCCTTTGATAAAAGGACAACAGAGAGATAGGCATTTATACTGGACTAATTTTGTTTTACCAAATGATTTAAGAGGGCGTAAAAATCCCGATTTATCAAGAACAAAAGATTTAGTAACTGAATTATCTAAGTTTCACGATTATGATTTTAGAAAATATAAAGGTGAGCAGTCAGTACAAAAAATGGCACGTAATTTAGTAGATTACGAAGCTGGTAAAACTATCTTTGAAACTGCTTTAGGAATAATTAATAAATCAAAAACAACACAATTACAACTATTATGAAAACACAAAACAACATGACTTCACTAATTAGCCAAGCTGA